TCTGCTTCGGTCTTCTGGGTAGAGGCACTGGTTTGCATTGCTTGCAATGCGTTGGTTGCCGCGCTTCCGAGGGCCTGCGCTCCGGCATCGACCGGGCGCACGGTAGCGGCGGAATTGTTCGGTGTGCTGGCGCCACCTTGTGAGTAGGCCAGCATTGGGTTGAGTCCCGCTGCAAGCATGTCTTTCGTCCCGCGCTGATACGCGGTATTGCTCATTTCCTCCATCCATTGTCGGTTCTCGCGGTTGAGTTGGATGTTCGCCCGGTTGGCGCTGCTCTGGGCGGAACTTCCGAAGAGTCCGCCCAGGAGTGAGCTTCCCAGGCTGAATAGGCCGCTGACTGCGGCGCCTGAAAGTGCCATGTGTGCTCCTTAGAAGTGATCGACTAGGCCAGGGACGCCGTACGTCGGCATCATTCGTGCGACGTTGTTCTCATGCAGGATGTCCATGATGATTTGTGCGCTCCACACGGCGGTAGGGTAGCTTGCGAGTGAGCGCGCGAGTGTCTCCTGCGTTTTGTCGGTGATGAATGCGGCATTCAGGGCCGGTTCGGCTCCGAACTCTTCGGCGTAGTGCCACCAATCGAGTGGTTGTGCTGCGGTCGAGCGCAGCACGCCGGTGATCTCGTTCGGCGTGTAGCGATATTCCGCATGTCTCTCTTGGTATCCCCAGGTGGCGTTCGTCGGTGCGTTGTTGGCGCTCTGGAAGATTTCTTGTGTGGCGACGGCTTGCTCGCCGAGGGCGCTGAAGACTGGGAAGTAGTAATCCAGCCTGGTCTGTCGCCGCCAGTGGCGGCGCGTCCCCTGCTGATAGGTCGGCGTGGCTCGGACCACGGCGACTCCGATGATGTATCCGTGTTCCGTCGCCGCGTAGGTGAATGTTTTTTTCGATCCACCGGCGTGCATTTCCGCGGCGAGGGTGCCGACGTTGATGTCGATGCTGTTGGCGTCGGTCGTTGCTGCGACTGGGTTGACGTTGACCGGGATTTTCGAGCCACCTAGATATTCGGGCCTTTGGACCCGGAAATCGGGTGTACGGACCCCGAAGTGGCTCAATGTTTGCTCGATATAGCGGGACCCTCCCCGTGCGTCGCGCTCCAGGAGTTTCTGGGTTTGGAAGGCGAGTCGGATTGCGTTAATCGTCGCGGCGGTGGCCGCGCTCAGGTCCGCCACGAGGTTAGGGTCACCCCACCGCATTGAGCCCAGATTCACCGGTCCTGCGTTGCCGGTCCAGGTGGTTTCGAGGCCCGCGCCGTCGCCGCTGAGGGCGTAGGCCAGCGACGAAGTCTGATCGACGAACGTCGGCGCGGTGGTCGGCGTCGCCGGGTCATTGATGACCGGCGCATAGGTGCCGAGCGGTAGTTCGATAGGATCGCCTTTCTGCGGCCACGGCAGTGATCGGGTGAAGTAGTCGCTACGCTTGTTCGCGCGAAGGCACGCTTGGTCCCAGGGTGTCACGCCCTGGGTGATCGTGTTGCTGAGCGCGCTGGTCCAGGTGTCGCTCCAGTCCCATTCGGCTTGGAGGTTCTGGTCGCGGAACCACTCGTTCCAGATGGTGAAGTAGGCGAAGATCGGGAGCGCGTTGAATTGGATGCTGACCGCGTAATCCTGCGGCAGCAATCCCATGTGATCAAAGACACTGTTGAGGTTGATGGTGACGTCGTTGGTCGTCAGTGAGAACGGGATGATGCGTGGAATCAGGAGCTCGTCGTCCTGTCCGGTGATGAATTCTTCCCAGTCCGGCCATATGATTCGGTTCGGCACGAAGAAATAGAAGGTTTCCAGGTCGATGTCATCGACGGCTGGTGCAATCGGCGTAGCGAAGCGCGCCATGATGTTTTCGCGGTGCTGCCATACGTCTCCAGGCAGCACCTCTTCCACCATGATTGGTACGAGTTCGCTGGCGTTAAACGCCTGTTTTCTCGTCTGTCGCATTGCGAATTTCGAGCGCGGGATATCCGCGCGTGGTGATACGGCGAAGTCTTTTTGACGTGCTGTTTTGTTGCGGTACATCGGTTTTTCCTTGTAGATAAGGCCGCCGGGAGCGACTCGAAACTCGTTTCGAGCGCGAGCGGTGGCTAGGATTTAGATGCTATTGGTACGTAGCTTTGCGCGCGCGTGCGCGTTACGTGCGCGTGCGCGTAGTTGCTCGTCCGTCTTGCGTTCTGAATGCTCTTGTCTGTTTTCCTTTATTTTTTTGTATTTCTCTTCATTTTCTCCTTTTAGTTTGTTGTCGTAGTATTTCGGTGGTTTTGCCGGTGTACCGCCCATGACCACGTGATCGTGGTCGTAGGTGTACTTTCCCCACTTTTCGTACCAGCCGTGACCGATTCCAGGTCTGCGGCTCATCAGTGCGCGAGGCTGTGCAACGGCCACCAATTCGCCGGTGTCCTCGTCGATGCGCACGTAGGTTTGTTTTCGGTTGAGTTTCTTGTGGATGTAGCCAGCGGTGTAGCTGGCGGTTTTGTAGTTGAGCTCGCCTACACTCACTTGTCCCAATCCCCACGCGTCCTCGAGCTCTCGGCTCGTCCAGAGTAGCGTGGGTGTTTCGCGTAGGATGACGCGGTTTTCGATCCACGCCTTGCCGAAGATGCAGGCGTGGTAATGCGGTCTTTGCGTCGTGTCTCCGTACTCGCCGACGGCGTAGTACCGGATTTCGTGTCCTGCCTTGCGGACACGTTTGAAGAACAGCTGCAGGTCTCGATAGTTGAGCGAGCGGTGCTCAGGTAGGTGCTGATCCGAATAGGTCAGCGTTACGAAGCTGTTCTCTTGGTGCAGTGTGGCTTCGTGCGCGATGCGCACGGCCCACTGCCTGGATTGCTCTTGTCGGCAGAGGATGCAGGTGCCGCATGGCACCTGTATTTTTGTCCAGTGATGGCCGTCTGTTGGCGGTTTGAAAGAAAGCGGCCCACCAAGGGTGGGCCGCCAAGCGTCGATCGGTGACGCACACGCCATTACAGACGGATTCCGCCTCGGGCCATCAGATTCGGCTTGTTGATCTGCCGAGTCCGGTTATAGGCCTTCTGGAAGCGTCTGCCGTGCTTTTTCGGGGATATCGGCTGTCTTCGCATGGTAGTTCCTCCTCCAGGACGGTTATACACCGTCTGTCTGACCCTCTTCTACTTGATATAGAGGGGCGGACTGACACCAGTCAGTCCTTTCCGTCGTTTGGGAGCGGAATTCCCAACTTGATCATGTCTTCTTGGTAGTCGGCCAGGAGGCGGCGCGCCGCTCCCATGGCTTGAGCGTTGCGTCGCATCTCAAGATTCGTGAGTGGCGATGCCGTTGACAGAGTTTGCAGTCTGTGCTTGGCCGCGTTCCATAGGGCGTGGTACCTCGCCGTTTCCGGGTGCGGCCCCGTTCCGAACGTCTCTTCGAACGAAGCTGGCGCAGTCGGCGAGGAGCTGCCGAGTCGGGGTGAGGTAGCCGTCTTCGGTGATGGTGCCGATTTTCCAGATTTCGAAGTGGTGCGGCGCTTGGGCGACGGCATGCGTAGCTTCCTTGTCGTTGATGAGTGTGGCGAGGCTGGCCATGACCTGCTTGTCTCCAGCGGCCACAAATGGCGTCTGGAAGTAGTCGATGAGCCGGTCTCGGATTGCGTAGATGTGGTGATCCATGGTCATTCCTTCTTGTCAGCGTTTGTTACGGGTTTCTGTTCTTCCTTTTTCGGGAACAGTAAACCGTGGATTTGGGCCGGTGTCAAGGCTAGTAGTTCGTCTACGTTTTGGCCGCGCAGTTGTGCAGGCAGTCTTTCGCGGAGTGTTTCGAGGTTTCGTGCTGTCTCTATGAACCCCCGCAGGTCCCTCGGCATTTCCGTGAGGTCGGCATAGATCGGCGGTGTTGCCGCGCCTGGAGCGAGGCGACCGATGCCGAATCGTCCGATGATGACGTTAATGTCGGTATCGTTTGCCTGTGACTGATCCGTTTCTGTCGGATCGGTGTTGTTGTAGACGGCGGCTGCCTTATTGGCCAGATAGCGTTCGCGGTTCATGTTACCTCCGGATGATGCGTTCGATGATCGATCGGATTACTTGGTCGGTGATGGTCTTTGCAGGTCCCAGGGCTTCGAACATGGCTTCTTGTGTTTTTTCTCCGGCGAGCCTGGCGCGGTTGATGTCGCCGACGGCTTTGCTCGATGAAGCTTGTTCCGTCATGAGACGGATTCGAGCTTTGAGTTCGTCCTGGACGTACGGCATGGCTTCCTGCAGCTTCCGCTTTTGCTCGTCGTTGAGCTGCATTCGGCTCATTTCCGTGTAGAACTTTTGCTGGGCGTTGTTGAAGGCCCATTCCGCCATCTGTTCGGACCAGGGCACCTTGGATTCTTCAATTTGGGCTTTGGCTTTGGTGAGTCTCGCGTCTGCTTCGGTCTTCTGGGTAGAGGCACTGGTTTGCATTGCTTGCAATGCGTTGGTTGCCGCGCTTCCGAGGGCCTGCGCTCCGGCATCGACCGGGCGCACGGTAGCGGCGGAATTGTTCG